CTAGCCATTTATGCATCCTAGTGCCGCGGCCGGCTGCTTCAGTGGTAATCTGTTGAGCCTTTTCTGGACCTACTCGCTTACGCCATTCACGCAATGCTTTTTTGGCTTCTTCAGGTTTGGTGGCATCTAAGATCGTAGTAACGCTGGCCACTCTATGACCATCCGGGGTAACATAGTGTCTAGAACCGTTTACTGTTTCTTTGCGTAGTGTGTTGTAGGGATATTTATTAGGTAGATACATTACAAGAGTATAACAAAAAATTATACAATTGTCAAATTACTTCGCAGCCCGTTTTGCCATTTTTGCTACAACTTTCTTTTGATCTTCTGGTGCAGGAGGAGGACCTGACATAGCTGGCTTTTCTTTTTGACCTTTAAACACTACATTATCACCTTGGATATTGGTGATATAATTTTTCAACGGAGCTTGTTTAATCATATTATATAGATCGTCTTTACTTAGAACTACATTATACTTACTATAATATGCAAGTAATTCATCTACAGTCCAATTGGGTTTTACTTTACCCAATTTAATATCTGTAGCTAATTGGTCACTTGTTGTAATTATTTTAGCAACGATTGGACCTTCACCTTCTAATTCAAAGAGATACATATTATCTTTTTTCACGCCCAACTTTAGGGACTGGCATTTCCTCAGGTTCTTCTGGTGGCATCTCGGTAGCTTCTTCGGGAGGAGCTTCGCCTTCTGGTGGTGCTTCGCTGCTTGCAGATGGAGCAAATGCTTCTGGGTTTTCACCTTGACCTGTGATGCCGTTGAGTGCGTTTTGTAATGCAGCTTTGGCTTGGCCAAGTGCTTGCCCAAGTGCATTTAAAGATTCACCTGCTTGTTGGTTAAATTGAGTACTTTCATTTACACCAATTTCATTTTGAATGCTATCAGTAAGGGCAGGCAATTCTTTGACAAGCATATCGCTTACTTCTTCAATCATTTTCTGTACAGAATCTACCATATCTTGAGCAGCTAAAATCACTTGTGACTTTTCTACTTCTTCATTCTCAATAATGATTCTTGCTCTGTGTGGCTTATTCCTAACAATATGCTCAGACAACGCTTCTTCCATAAATACTAACTTCATATATGAAGGTGAGGTTTGATTCTCATAGAATTTAGGGCTTGATTTGATTTCTCTTTTCAACTCCTGCACTTTTTTGAGCATCTGTATGGCTGCATTCTTTTCTAAGCCTGATGTATCAAACTTATAGTCAAAGCTTTCTTTGAGAGCTTTTACAGCGTAATTTTTAGAATCTAAATCATTGAGTTTCATAATGTGTTTCCAATCTTGTTAATATATTTATCAGAATCCTAGGATTATGCGGGGTCAAATTTGTTAAATTTCTCTTTCTGCCATAACGAAGTGCTACCAATATATTGGTTCAATTCGCGTAATATCACAGACTTTTTATATTTAGTTTCTTGTATTTTAGCTAGGTACACGCACTTATCATCTAAACTTTTGGACTTATTAAATTTTTGTTGCAACATAGCTAAACTTACCTTAATTCCAGATAATTCTGTATCTATTTCGGGTAACCGCCTAGTTTCTCTTGTCATGCATCGGATATCATATATACACCAAACTACTGACAATTTAAGGTCTGAAAATATAGGACGATCTCTCCAAGATTCTTGTATAGTACGTATTTCATAACATTCCCCTTTAGGAGATATGTTATATTTTCCAAATACTAGATAGCTACCATCTGAAACTTCAAGAAGCATGACATTCTGTACTTCTTTAGACAGTTCCTTAGAAAAGAATTGCTTTATTTTATTGATTTTGTTCATGATATAAAAAGTAAATGTTTCTAAGTTCAGGTGTGGTATCTAAAAAGTTAGATACTCGGTGCCATTCAGTTTTACACTTTATCATAGGTACTCCATCGCAATCACTATATAAGTATCCTAGTTCTTCTATTCCGTCGTGGAATACACTAGGATGCTGAATTTGAAAATCAAAGGTCCAACCTACTATCTCTTCTTCATATCCTTTATAAAGAAATCCAAATTTATCATCATCGAGTGTAATCACGATCTTTGTAGGTATTTTAACTATTTCAGGTTGCGATCTTAAAGAAATCGCTTGTAAAATAGTGTCAAAATTAGCCTGCGTATTTCTTCTATGAGCCCATACTTCAGGTATGTCGCTAGCCAAAGGCCTTGATCTGTTTAACACATTAGTCTGTGTTATATCAAATAGCGTAAAACAACTTAGAAGATGGTTCATGCTGTATTTAGAGAGGCAAAAAAACCCGAGATTTAAATCTCGGGTCCTTTGTTTCAGACAATCAAACTAGTATTAGAGACCAGTGTAGACTGTTGTGAATGTTGCTGAGTTGCTACCAGTTACAGTGTTCGCAACGCTTGCACTCGTTAATGCGGCGATTACAGCAGCAGTTACGTTTGCGTTAGCACCGTAGCTGTTGTCTACTGCCCATGCACCTGTAGGATACACTGCGAAAGAGAATGTATCTGTAGTAGTATTTACATACTCATAGATATAAACTGTCGCTAACTGCTGAATTGTTTCAACAATAACATTGGCCTGTGTTGGGCTAAAGTGTGTTGTTGATGCAGCCGAAATCGTGAAGAAGTCAAGCTTTGGGCCCTGTGGCTGTACTACATAGCCTGAATCTAGAGCGTTGACGCCTGGATTTGCATATGCAGGATAGTCGAGGTTAAGTACTGGATAGAAGTCACCGTTTGTACGTGTAAATTGTGCCATTTTAAAAATTCCTTAATGTTTGTTGAAGCCTACTGCTTCATATCTGTATTTATACTTTTTTCAAAAAAGTCGGTTTTATGATAGTCTTTTTGGTGTATTTTTTAAGTAATTGAAGATTATTTAACGACCCTGCAGGTTCTGCCTACTGAAACCCATACGATCTACGAACTTAAGACCATTTGCGACAAATCCTTCATGGGAAAGAGTGCCGTCTTGTAAATATCCCTTCACCGGGCTAGACTTCGCTGCTTGATTTAATTGATGCACCAAGTGCTGCTTTAAATTGTACAAGTCAATCCATACAGTAAAAGCACCCACCAATCCTTCTTTATTTTGTTTAAGATGAGTAAGTAGTTTTTGTTTCATAACAGCAGTCATAGGGCGGGTTTCAAAATATTTTATAAACTCGCTGTACAAATTCTTTAAATCTCCAGTTCTAACTCGTTGATTTATAAACGTAGTAAACAACCCGTTAAATGTATTTCTAGCTTGAGGAGCAGTAGTCATTAATTGTTGTATCGCTGGACCGTACTTATTAATATCATCTTTAGCTTTTCTTACTAATGTAGCATCTGCTTTTAATTTGGGCAAAGTTGGCATAGCACTTGGAATGATTGCTACATCACTGTTGTTTTTAAGTCTACCAATAGTTCCATTTAGAGTTTGTGCATCATCAGTAGTTGCTGCGTTGGGATCTAAGTATTGATGAACTGCAATACCTGCTTTTTTATTGGTCATTAATTTACCAAGATCACTTTTTGAATCTACAGTGTAGGTAATGCCATTGGGATTTGCTTTAAAAGTATAAACATCATTATTGGGAGTTAATACATGACCAAATAAAAGATCGCCCCAATAATAACCATTCGACCCGCTAGAGGCTTTTTCTAATCCCGGCCATATCTCGGTTATAATACGAGCTAAATCAGTTCTGTCTACGCCGCGATCCGCATCATATTTTATAAAATCTTTTGGGCTGTATATTTCTCTTCCTGCACCGCCCGCTTTATTGAACATGTGCTTGTCCATGATAGAAAATTTACCATTAGATCCTCTGCCAAAAATAAGAGCAGGATAACCGTCCCATTTTACAGTTACGCTATTAGGATTTTTTGCTGTGGCAACTATATTGTTTAATGCTTCGTTTGCTCCCGCGATATCGTTTAAGAATACCAAATCTTCTGGATGGTCTAAATGGCCCTTAGCCTCTACTAAACTTATCTTAGAAAGTTTGTCTGTTAATTCGCGCAGTGATTCTGTAAAGTTCATGTTATGCCTATAAACTTATTTTTGTAGTAGAGCAAGAAGGTTAGTTTTTTCTTGTGTAGTCAACTTTGGAAGAATTTTTATAATAAATTGATAACTTGATTGCGGGCCTGTAGTGTTTGCTGGCGCTGATGTTGGTATACTCATTGAAGAAAATATACTTGTTATAGTTTCTTGAGGTACGCCTGCACTAGTCAATATTTTAGCAATTGCACCACTATCTGTTGGGCTACCTGCTTTTTTCCATGCTTGTGTAAGTTTGTCAACAGTAACTTTAGTAGTAAGATTGTGACCTTTTGTTTTTGCCCAGTCTAAAATACCTTCATCAATTTGTACAGTTAACCCATTCATCATGCCAAATAGTACATAAATTTGAGATTCTGATAATTGGCGTGATTCTTCAAAATTTCCGGGCACTTGAGTTGCTGCGGATGCTGTTGGGCTTGCAGCAGCGCCTATCTTTTTAGCCAAATCATATGCTGCTTGTGCGTCCGGACTAAGATGATTTCCCATACTCATTGACATGTTGGCTACAGCCAGTTGTCTAGCATTTAATGGCTGCCCAGGTATGACTGGCATGTTAGCAATAGATTCTCCGCTATAATTTTGACTGTAATCAGTGATTTCAGGAGAATTGTCGCCAGCTGTTGGTTGTGACCCAGAAGCTGCACGTCCTTTTAGATGCTGTCCTATCTGCCCTGCGGCATAAGCCATTGCACCAGTCTTAGCACCACTATAAGCAGCACTAGTAAATCTCTCACCTTGTAACACCTTATCAGCCATCTTTAATAAACCTAGGGCTGCGGCTCCGGGAATTCCTACACCCGTCAAGCCGGTTAATGCAATAAGTGTACCATATATTGCGCCTTGAGCAATAGGATGTTTTTTAGCAAAGTCCCGATATTTTTGAACCCACTGACTTACTTGTCCATTAAACTGCGGGTCTTTTGCTCCCATACCAATTTTACTAAGTTGATCACTAATTGCCTGATCAAAGTTGGTCATTGGTTTAGAGTTTTGTATTTTTGTTTTTAAATCTTCCCATGCTTTGTTTATTGCGTCAGTAGCGTCTTTAGTTTTCCCTACCACAGTACGATTGCTGCCACCGGCAGTTACACCTTGCTCTACTTGCTGAAACAGTTGTTTGATCTGATTCGGGGTAAGTTCGGCTTCAACGATGCGTTGCCCCGCGCTTTCCCAAAGTTTGCGTGTAACGCGGGCTTCTAGTAAAATCTTACCTTCTAGTAGATTTCGTTGACGCGAGTTCATGCTTTATAACTTATACTGTTGCAGGTTTAACTGTTGGGTTAACTGCTGGTTTTACGGATTGCTGTATCAACTTCTGTAATATTCTAATAAGTTGCTGTTTTTCAGGGATAGATAGTTTTGTAATCTGTCGTTGAACTTGTTGATATGCAGTAAGTGTTGCAGGTGCGCTTGTTGCTGCCCCAGTTGCTGCAGGTGCGCTTGTTGCTGCCCCAGTTGCTGCAGGTGCCGGTTTAGTGGATGCCTGTTGAGGTGTCGCTGTTTGAGGTTGCGACGGCTGACCGCTTACTGCGCTCTTAGTACCAGAATACCCTCCGCCAAAGCCCTGAGCAAATTTACTACCGGCACCTGCGATACCTCCCACTACGCTGCCAACGCCCCTGCCTATTGCACCGGCAACGTTACCTAACCCACTAGCAAAACCCTCTTCAAGGTACAGTTGCTCAAGATAATATAATTTAGATTCGTGTACAACTAATTCGTTAATTTTCATTTTATAATTCCTAGGTCTTTTTTAAGTTCGGTCAATAACTGTGATCTTTGTTTAGCAGTTAACTGAGTTATTGTATTTATGAAAGATTCATCTAAATTTTGTCCCTTAGTAATCTGAGCATACCTAGGATCTTTAGGTTGAATTACTTCCCCATTAATAGTAATCGGTTTTGGCATAGACGGCTCTGTTTTTTTATTTGTACTATTAAGAGCGGCTCTTCTATTTGCAACAGCCATATTGTCTGCTGCAGCCTTTGCAATTTTGTCGGCAGTTTCTTCTTCATCTTTAACATCTTTAAACATTTGAGCACCTATATTGTATAACACATCCTGTAATTGCAAATCATTTTCTATTCTTTTTTTAGGATCCTTAAAGACGGTACTATTCATTATAACTGTGGCAAATTGGTCAAATAGCGCAGTATAATAATTTTTTATTTTGTCAAAAATATCATACTCTAGAGTTGTCTTAAGTTCCGTCTTAACTTCATGATTAATCCACTCTACCCATTTAGCATGAGTGAACTTGTCCAGCGGGAGTGCATCTGCGGTTTTATTCAAAAAATCTTGTCTATCTCTTCCTAAACGTGCATCCATAGCAATAGCAAATTTTTTTCTATACTCTTCACTACGTATCTCACTATCAATGGCTTTTTGTCTGTTATGTAATTCTTTAGGTGATACATTAAAAGTTGAGCCAGTACCATACTTTTGAGCATAACGCTGTTGTCTGATGTCATCAGTTTTAGGTGTATAGGGGGTGGCTCTTAAGCTAGCGGCGGCTAGCTTAGCTGCTAGATTGTGTGTCCCTTTGTCTAGCCACCAAAGTCCCTTTCTAGCAGGATCCAATTTAACCGGTGGTACCTCTGGGGCCCATGGCTCATCAGCTTCGTAAATTTCATTAAATCTCATTTTTTTTCCTCAGTGATTTAGAAAATCTATTTTTGTTTTTACTTTTTATAGAACTAATCAGCTTCTTTTCTAGGATTTCTGCCTTCTCGCCGGGATAATGCTTACTGATCAATTCTAATAGATTTATGGCGCTGGCAATGACATTGTTGGCTCGGCTCTCTATGACATGATTAATATCACGATTGCTACCTACAGCTTCCAATTCCTCTAACAGACTTTTAGTTTTTTTCTGCATACTACGGTCCTATAGAGTATTTATCGGAACTTTGAGTAATTATTTGTTTAATTGATTCAGCAAACTCCTCAATTTAGTGCTTTGCACATCGGCCACGATCTTTTTAGTGTCGGGTTCTGTAATACTAGATACTGTAGAAACCGTCTTAATTTTGTTCATAATTTGACTAGGGGAGTCATTTTTAGCGGGTTCATCTGGGGCTTCATCGGTAATACGCATTGTTTCTATATTGTACTCTAAATCAATTTTCATCCCCACACCCGTCGAACTACGTGATTTCATGCACTGTATCTGATACTTCCCTCGCTCACGCATAGACCTAGAAGTAAAGATACCAAACACAAAGTCAGCAGTATTGATCTTTGAAATACCACCTGCAATATGACTATGATCGAATTCGATCTCTTCAACCGCGCTTCTGTTCAACTGTGATGCAGTCACCATAAGAACTCCAAGCTCTTTCGCTAGATTTCTAAGTTCTTCCGAAACATACTTATCCTTAATAAACTGATCTGTGGGGTTTACCTTGACTGATACGGGCATAATTAGATCAAGATAATCGATCATTACGAAATCTACTTTAATCGCAGTTTGTATTTGTACTTCCTTAATGAACGCTCTTATGTCATTAACATTAGCCTGCGCAGGCAATGACTTTACTCGGTATTGACCAAACTTCTTTCCAGCCATCTTTACTCTAAGTTCAGTATCATCAATACTTTTACGAATTTCTTTAGTACTCATATTAGTCAACATAGCATCAGTTCTTAATGAAGTCAATTCCTCAGACAATTCTAAAGTGATATAGACGCCGCTCAATCCCTGCTGCAACCAGTTCAGTGCAAGATTCATCATGATCAAAGACTTACCAGAACCAGAACCACCAGCAAAGATGTTTAATTCTTTTCTACTCATGCCACCATACATGACACGATCTAGTTGAGGCCATCCAGTAGACACTTGCCCGCCTTGGTTGAAATAACGATTAAGACGATCTTTGGGATCGGCAAAATAGTCTGTACCCATATCGCGCTGTAGGCTAATCTGTACTGCATCTTTGATCAGTTTTTCTACTGGATCAAAATCTCCTTGTTCGAGAAGATCCGCTGCCTTAAGAATTGCCCTCTCAAGTTCTTGTCTCTTAGTAAATTGTTCAAACTCTTCTAGAAACCAATCATAATGACCTTCATTGAGTTCGGGGATGGGTTCTATATCTACACCAGTCGTAGCCTTGATCTGCGTTGGATCTGGCATGATGCTGTATTTTTCTGTATGCTCTACAATAAACTCTGCAACTGGTCGTAGTGTGCGCTCAAAGTTCTTTGCATTCATGATATTTATAACGCGAGTAAACAACTCGGCATTGGTTACCATCATACGCAAGAATAGCGTTTGTACATCAAAATTATATTCTTTTATCAATTTTCTTTCTCTTCATTTCTATCTTAATCTTGTTGGTAGTTTCATTCTGCAAAATACTTAGCATAGTAGCTACCTTGCCATATTTTACTACCGCATCATTAACATCTTTGACTTCCCAATCAGGAAGACTTATACTAAATCCTAAATCTAATGCTCTTTCGCATATTTCTAATCCTGTTTTGTCTTGATCTGGTACTACAATTACCTTTCTATATAAGTTCTTTAAAAGAGTGGCTTGCTCGTCGCTGATTGCATTATGCATTACAGCACACCCATTAATACTCAATGCATCAAATATACCTTCTACTACTATGCAAACCTGCCAATTAGCTTTTTGCAAATCATACCCAAACAGATATCCTTGCTGCTGTTCGTTAATGAACTTTGGTATTTTGCCATCTATGAATCTACTTGTATGCCCAACAATTTTATTCTTAAAAGTGTAAGGTACAATGATTCGTTTGTTATACCTTCCGGGCGCATCAGGTGTCACTAAGAAAGGATAATCAGTAATAGTTATTGCCCTTCCTTGCAGATAATCAATGTATACTTTGTGTTTTGAGTTATTAGAATCCAGTATTTCGCCTTCAGGTAACGGCATTTCTTTAAATTTTATTTTTCTCTTTTCACGCCTAAGATTAGTAAAGTCTAATAAATCTTTATGCTGTAAACTTTCAAAACTCCATCTAGTTATTTGATCTGGATCTGCCCCACACCAACTTAACATTTGCTTAGTATTCTTAGTGAGTGATTTACCCAAAGTAAATGCACATTTAAATCCGCAATTAAAACAATGCATAGTCCATTTGTTTGGACCATCAAAAATTATTCCACCTCGCATACGACGATCTGCTTTATGCCCCCGATTCGCACAACAAGGCGCATTGAAACTATACCAATTGGAACTGGTCAGTTTCTTTTTGCCCGGAATAATAGATAGAATCTCAAACATCTGTTGAGTATAACTTATAACTGTAATAATGTAAAGTTATCTGGCGTAAATGTTAGACAATGTATCAAAACCATTTGCTATATTATTAGCATTAGCTTCAAACGCAACTTGTACGTACGGGTAGAACCCTTCTAATACATATCCCTTAGTGTCGGTAACATTAGCATACGAGAATGCCTGAACTGGTGCCCAATCACCATTTCCTGTGCAAGATGCTAGTATGGCAACGTTACCAGTATACTGATAATATTCCATTTGCATCGTGAGAATAGGATTATTATCGTTTGTAACTACACTACTATACCATACGCTAGAGTTAGCATTCCACATTGGTTGATCATTAGCATTGAAAGTGTACGGACCGTATAGTCCGGGAATTCCCTGAGAAGTTGGAATAGAAACACTTAGCGAAGGAACTACTGACGGTAATACAGAATTGACTATGTATAGATCGCCCCTAGCCTGTGCTTGTGCATCTACATATACTGGATAATTTGCATTTCCTGATTGCGAAGGGATTGACAAGGTATAAAAACACTGCTGCGCGAGAATTGGTACTAACGTACT